AACTTCGCATTCTTCTTTAACCATTTCAAAGCATTGTTGCTGCCCGCCTCCACTCATATCATTGCACTTCTGGTTATCGGTGTCCCAGTTACATCTATGTTTATTAACTTCGCATTCTTCTTTAACCATTTCAAAGCATTGTTGCTGCCCGCCTCCACTCATATCATTGCACTTCTGGTTATCGGTGTCCCAGTTACATCTAGGTTCATTAACGTCGCAATTTTTTTGATCCATTTCAAAGCATGGTTGCTGCCCGCCTCCACTCATATCAGGGATACATTCTTTGAAGTCGGTGTCCCAGTTACATCTAGGTTCATTAACGTCGCAATTTTTTTGATCCATTTCAAAGCATGGTTGCTGCCCACCTACATTAAAATTCTCTTTTTTAGTATATGTATAAAATAAAAATAAAATAATTATTAATATTAGAAATATTATTAGTAGTTTCATTAATATTACTAAATATATTAATTTAATTCATTTTCATAACGCAAATTCCATACATTTAATTCAGATGTCCGTCCTGGTCTTTGTCCTCTACCAATAATCTGTTTAGTTTTATCTTTATTCATAGAATGATACAATACAATATCTGTTGTATTTTCTAAATTAATACCATTTGCACAATAATTAGCATTTAATAGCAATACATCAATTTTTTCACTCGATTCATAATCTTTGTATAATCTTAATTTTTTATTAATCGTATGTGTTGTTCCATTAACATTCGCATAATTAATATTATAAGATTTTAATAATGTTTCTATAATATTAAATGAATTATTGTAATCTGAAAAGATTAACATTTTAAAAATTGGATTTTTGTGTTGTTTTTTTAAAATTATTTCTAAATTATCTATTTTACTCAATAATTTACTTTTGACAGGCTTAACTATATCAGATACTACAATTAATGAATTCATATCCATACTTTCTCTACAAAATGGACAACTCTTATTACTATGCAACCATTGACTAATACATTCTAAACAAAACTTAGTATTACAACATGGTGTAACAGATGTGGTTTTCAAATCATCATAACAAATACTACACATATCATTAGATTGTAATTTTTCTTCAATTGATTCTATCTTTTTTGTAGTATTGCTAATTTTAATCTTAATCTTTAATAATGATTCCTTTTTGGCATTTTCTGAACTCCAAGACATTTCTGATTTCATCTTAAATTCTATTTCCAAATTTCTAAGCTTTGCTGCTAAAGAATTTGTAACACCTTTAATTAAATCACCTTTAGAATATGTTTTACAATCTAACTTTTCAATAGCTCCTTTGATATCACCACCTTGTAAATGTTCAATAATATCTTGTGATACATTCTTATCTAGAATTTTAAGATAATTTGGTGTTTCACACAAAATCTTATTTAATACATATTCGGGTAATTCAAATGAATTTTTAACAAATTCATCAGCATTTTTAATAAATAGTTGTTTTTGATAAAATATAGGAAATGAAATAATATCAATCATAATAGATTTGATAAATCCAGAATGCTTTAATCCATCTACCACAACACGTTCTCGATAATCATTATTATAATAATAAGACAATTGACCATCACTATTTCTCCACATTGATCTAGAATGTGGATTTAGTAATGAATTATAAGACGATGTCACAAACCAAATAAATGATGCATTAATTCTACAATTATTTACTCTACTAATTTTAAGAACATCTGCTTCATCAAATATATATCTAGAAAATGTATTATTAGATTTCCAATGTTCCAAATTCAAATACATAAAATCATTGAACCTAGTGTTGCTAATCAATATAATTTGATAATCAAAGCTTTTGTATGCCTCATCATCCTCTCCATGTACTGGTTTACTAAATATATTAACAAATTTATCAAATGTTTTAGAGTTATTAATTCCATAGCATTTCAAATCAGTATGTTTATCAATTGTTTCTTTCCATTGTTTAAAAATAGTATGTGGAACTACAATAATATTATATGGTTGTACTTGAATTTCTGTATTATTCTCTTCATAACAAGCTATTAAATTAGATTTTACAGATAATTTAGGAAGCTTGTTTTTCAGTGTATTTTCTGCAGCAATCAAAGATAATACTGATAACGTTTTTCCACTACCAACACTATCACAAATAACACCAAATTTACTCTTTAATTTAACATTTGAATTTTCAACATCATTATTAATATTTAATGGAAAATTGCTAGAATCTTCTAAATCTCTACATCTTTTTGCTAAAGTTAATTGATGGGTCTTTAATTCTAATTTAATAGACAATGGTTGTTCTGACCTTGGACAAGAATCATCCAAATTAATTACAGGATTTACGTCCATGATTTTAAAAATAAAAAAATAATAAAAATATAATTCAATTTTATTATTTACAAAACCCTTTACTATCAGTTTTATAAGATTCATTACCACTTAATACTGATGTACCATATGGACATTGTTTATTTTTAGATTTATTATTCGTATTAATATTATTCAAAGATTCTTCAGTACCAAAATCAGCATTAGTACATGTTCCTTTTAATAAACTATTGTATGATTTATCTACTTCTAATTTAGTATATGGGTCACAATTAATTTGGAATTTTTCCATTGTAATAAATTTAAGTATTAGAACTATAATAACTATACTTAATATTATGTTTATCATTAAATATATACTATATTATAATTCTGTTTCTAATAAATTCTCAAATAAATCATTATCTTCAATCTTATCTGATTTTCTAAATATGATGTAATCATTTATAATAAAAAATATAATACCTATTAAATAATATACTAGTAAAATTATATAATACATTAAATTAATAGTATATCTTGTTTATAAGTATAAAATTAAATATTATAATAATTATAATGAATGTTGTAGAAACGTCACTTGATGCTTATGAAATCGCCGATAAATTATACAATGATAACATAATTAATCCTAAAGATATAGTTTCAATTGAAAACTGTGACCTAAAAATATATTTTGAATTATTATTAATGATATTTTTAGAAGGCTTGTATAAATTTTGTAGTTATTCTATTAATAATAACAATAAATTTGATTTAAATCAAATTAAACCAATCGATATAGATAAAATTAATAGTTATTTTAAAAAAATAAATGCTAAATTAAATTTTAAAATATTTAATCATACATTATGGGAACTTAATCACATAAATAATTATAAACAATATGATAAAATAGAAATTAATAGCACTACTAATTTAAATGAATTATATTCTATTTTTCATGTTTATCCAAATGTATATATTATCAATTTTGATGTAATTTAAATTAGTAATTAAAGATTATATAATCTAATAGTATATGAATAAATTACCAGATATTCTTAAATATCTACTTAATTTAATAGATAATGATGAAAAAAGAATAAATATTACCGAATCTCCTACAAATATTTTTTTATTAGGATATTATTATTCAAAAATCGAAAAATCTATTTTGAATTCTAAAATAGATAATAAAATAAATTTAAATGAATTGATATCATTAATAGAAAACGAAGATTACTATAAAATTTACACTTATTTACAAAATGTAACTACATATTATGAAGATATGATATCTAAATATTCATTTTAAAATATAGTATTATAATATGTTATTAGTAATAATATTAATAATTATAATACTATTCATTTTTTATTTTACTATTAGAGAAAATTATAAAACAAAAATACAACTATCATTAGATCAAAAAAAAAAGAATATAACATATCCAACACATTTGTATGAATGGGGCGGATGTATAAGCAATAAACCTACAAAATCATCTAAATTTGTTTATTTATAAAATATTTTTATACATTCTTTAATATGGGTTTCAATTAAACTAACATTTTTATTTAATCTATTATTTTCCAAATAATCATGTAATTTATCTTTAATACTTATCATTATTTCTAATTTTTTATTAAAATTATTATCATTTGTTTTATTCATTTTAACTAATTTTAATATATAATATAAATTAATAGCCTTAATTTCAAAGTCTTTAACATTATTAGATAATTCTTGCATTAAATAATGTATTTCATTATACAATAACTTTCTATCTAATAATAATAAATATCCATTTTTATTTATAGATGGTGTATTTATCATATGAACGCCAGAAATACTATCTATTTTATACCAATATCCATTTATTTTTTTATTAACCCATACATGACCTTTATTAAATTCAAAATAACAATTTAATTGTTTGATTAGTTTATTATATCGTTCAATATCTATATTATTTCTTATATTTTTGTAAGAATATAATGGAATTAAAAATAAATATTTATTATCTAACTTTTCTAAAATATAACTAATAATACATCGCCCTTCCGCAAAGCCGTCCATATCTTGCGTTTTTAAACCTTTTATAATATTATCATATTCACTACAATAATGTAAAAATTGTGATTTATCTATCTTTTGAAATCCAAAATAACCATTAATAGAATGCATTCTACATAAATCCCCACTTTGCTTTTCATAATAAATATTAGAAATCATCACTATTATTTATAAAAATTATTAACTTGATTATTTACACGCACAAAAGTAGCACATTTACTAATATCTTTTAATTTACTTGCTCCAATATATGTGCATGTACTCCTCATTCCCCCTAATATATTTTGAATTGTATTTTCTACACTACCTTTATATGGAACTTTAACTGTTTTACCTTCGGATGACCTGTATTTTGCCACCCCACCATGATGTTTGTTCATAGCAGTTTCCGAAGACATACCATAAAATAGCTTATATTTTTTTCCATTTTCTTCTACAATATCACCAGGACATTCGTCATGACCTGCCAACATACTTCCAATCATAACAAAATCAGCACCCCCACCAATTGCTTTACTTACATCTCCAGGATGACAAATACCACCATCACTTACTATCATTCCATTTAATCCATGTGCGGCATCACTACATTCTAATACAGCAGAAAACTGTGGTAATCCAACACCTGTTTGAAGTCGTGTAGTACATACCGCTCCACTTCCAATACCAACCTTAATAATATCAATACATCCAGAAATAATTAACTCTTCTACTATTTCTCGTGTAACAACATTTCCAGCAATTAATGTAACATTTGGAAACTCAGCACGGACTTTCTTACAAAATTCAATTAATTTAAACATGTATCCATTTGCGACATCAATACAAATAAATTTTAAATCAATATTATGTTTTTTTAACACACTATAATTTTCTATTAATCTAGCAAAATCTTTATCTAAAATACCAGTACTTAATATAAAATAGTTTGAATCATACCCTTGACCACATGTTTCTACAACATCTAATATATCAATATATTTATGAAAACAGGTTAAACATTTATGTTTTGATAAAGCTTTAAACATATCTATACTAGAAATAGTATCCATATTACTAGATATAATTGGAACACCCGTCCAACTTAATCCACTGTGTTTAAATTTAAATGTTCTTTCTAATGATACTTCACTACGAGAACTTAATGTAGACCGTTTTGGTCTAAATAACACATCAGTAAAATCTAATTTAATATCATTTTCAATCTTTGGCATATTATATTATAAAATATGCTATTTCTCTAAATCATTTTCATATTTAAATTTATTTAAAAGATTACTTGCCGCTATCAGGTCGAAACAAAATTAAATCACACTTTTCCTTAAGTTCAGGGTGGGTGACGTCATCCAACAGTATTGGGGTTGCAGCACCCTTGCGATGCAAGTTTGCTCGAGCTGCCTCACAATCAGGTTTTGCCCCCTCGCAATTTTCCTTACAAAACTCGTACAAGTCATTCAGCTTTTTTTTTTTTTCTCTCTCGAATGCTTTTATGTTTGCCGCACGTTTCGTGAGCTCTGTGGCAGCTAATTGAAAGCCAAGTTTAGCCAAATAATTTAATACCTCCGGAGTCTCATTCCGCAAAGTGTAATTAGCGCCGCTCTTCCACATTAATCTATAGTAATTTCCGCCCGTCTCACCGGGTATGTAAAAAGATTCTCCATCCAATGCTTTCCTTCTCTCTTCTTCGCTCTCTTTAGCTCTCTCTATCCTCTCTCTCCAACCAAAGGCGATATCACTTTTTTCATCCTCTCTCTGTCGGGACGTGACTTTGAGTTTTTCTAAAATAAAAAGAGGATTCGTGTACTTCTCTTTTGATGGGTGGGCTTTAGTTTCACGATATGTCCGCATCACCCAATATCGGTCACCACCATCGTCCATTATAAGTTCGATGGGATTTGTCTGACTTCCGACAGGCTCGTCGCTACCTCCCTTCCCATAATATATATTTAGGTGGTTTCTTCTACTTTTTTTAAATTGTTTTCTGCTACTTTTTTTAAATTGTTTTCTGCTACTTTTTTTAAATTGTTTTCTGCTACTTTTTTTAAATTGTTTTTTGCGACCGCCTTTATAATTAATTTTATTTAAACTTTTCATTAATATATTATAATATTATAATTATGGAAGAACTAAAAAAAAATGGCGTTACAGTCTTGAAAAATGTATATTCAAAACATCAAATAAATGTATTCAAACAATTTTCAATAGCCACAGAAACGAATATAAATACAAAAATCAATTCTGGAAAATTATTAGAACACAATTATGATTATTATTCTTTGTACGATAAAGAATATAAAAAATATAAAAAATGTTATTATGTAGATGACAATTTAGTATTAGAATTAGAAGATGGAAAATATGATATTGAAATAAAAAATGTATTGCATACTCATCCAAAAATTCACTCACTAATTAGTCAGTTTTTTACTAAATGTTATAAATCTAATTGGGGTATTTTGACATCAAATAGTAAATCTCCAAATGGTTCATGGCATAGAGATGTATTAAATATATGTGGTGAATCTGATAAAGACGGAAATTACGATGATAGTATTATGGTCCATAATTTTGAACCATTTTACTTTACTGTTTTAATACCATTAGTTGAATTAAATAAAAATAATGGTACTACAGAATTTATAGATGGGAGTCATGTATTAACCTATAATGAATCAAAAAATAAAAAACATATCCAATTTGATACAAATATAGGAGATGTTATTATTTTTGATGGAAGAATATTTCATCGTGGATGTGCTAATAATTCTAATAAATCAAGACCAATTTTATACACTATTTATTATAGAAATTGGTATAATGAAGCTTAATTTTCATTTTCTACTTTTTTTTTCTCAATCGTTTTTTCTTTTACAGTATTTAAATGGCGAATACCTTTAGACGTATATTTTCCATATAAATCTTTTGTTCTTTTAGCATTATTGCTCTTCTTTGGTCTTTGTCCAGTTATTGATTTTGGCATTTTAATATAAATACATATTATAATATATTCATAATTCAATTTTATGTTTTAGAGTTTTTTATAGCATTCTAGACAAACACTAGCATGATTACATTGTTTAAAATATAATTCTACATTTTGCTCCAAACAAACGCAACATTTTTCACTACATCCTTTTAATGGCATTACGTCTTCACTCGTATTAATAGTTCTACAAAGAGGACATTCTATATCTGTCGGTTTAATATAATTATTAAATTTAGATGTTATATTTTCACAAGACCCTAAAAATAGATTAAGTATATCTCTATCGTCTGCTTTTGGTCCATATTGTCCCCAATTATCTGGATGCATAAATATACCAGATACTTGCAATACAGACGATGAATTATACTCACATTTTATAAAAATTTTACAACCCATAGCAAATGGTTCTGTTTCAATATATCCACCATTTACAAGCATATGATCATTTAATACTAAATGTCTCAATATAGTATTATAATCATGGTTAGTTGTTATAGGGTATCTTTTATTCATTTCATCAATAGACTGAATAATACAATCTTTCGATGAATGATTTTTGTAACATTTATGACAATTATGAGATTTCGAATTATGACTCCACTTATATTTACATCCTGTTTGGGTACATTGATGTGATGGATGAAGTTTATCATTGAAATATTTTTTCAATTCATTTATTTTAGCCGCATTTCCACATTCTATTTGTCCATGACCATATTCTTTGCATATTCCACACATATGTCCAATTGTGGTATGTGCATGCGGAAATCTACATCCTGCTACTTTACATGTTTCATTGTTACTCATTTATCTATATGTATAAAATGATTATTATTTAAATCAATTTTATTTTCTTAAATTAAGCAATCTAATATTCAAGATTTCATCTATTATACAATGTAATTTTTCTTTCATAATTTTAAATTTTCGTAATGTATTTACATCTATTCCATTTTCATAATATGGAACATCTATCATTATTTTTAAAATATTTTTTGTTTTAGTATCCTCTATATCCTTTTTTTCAAATTCAAGTAAATTTGTTAATAAAATCCTAGCATTTATTTTATTCTTTTCAATAACATTTTTAAAAATATTAACAAAATTAATATTTATTTCATTTTGCTTAGATTGACTAATCATATAAATATAATAATAATAATTATTTAAGTTAATAATAATAAAATACTATAATGGAATTACTATTATATAGTTTTATAATTACACATGGTTATTTTGATGTATTATATTTTAATAATCTATGGTATAATCCATTATGCTATATTTTAACCATATTTAATATTAGATTATTCTATAATATATATCCATCATTATGTATTTTTGCTACACTATTTATGTCAATCATCCATTTTTCATATGATTTTGAATATGTAGTAAATAATAGTAATTATATTTATGCTGTATTTTTAGGATTACTTTATACTAAAGACCAAATGATTTATTGGCTATACCTATTAATGTATACTAACATAGAAATAAACTATTTGAAAAATATAATAACATCCATTAGATATATTTGCATGATAAATAGTATTCTTTTTTTCATAAATAATACAATAATATCAAGCATAGATTATATTTTAATTATAATTATTTCCCAATTATTAAATCCATTAAGCACAATAATATTATATTTGGGTGTTGTGCATACACCATTAGCAATATCACGTCTCCCATATACACCAAATATAAATATATTTAATATATATTTAATATTAATGTTTGTTCATATAGTTGTTCTCATTGTTGGAAAAGATTTAATAAAAAAAAATATACCTATTATAGTATCTATTCTTAATACCCATATACTATTTCATTTAATAAGATAATAGTGTTTAAGATATTCTTTTTCGAAAAATGTTTCTAAAGCCATTAATTTGTAAACATATAACTCATTTTATTTTTTCCATATCTCTGGTGTAGAGAAATTGAAACCCATAATAATGATTGTTAATAATTTTAATATATGTTTTTGCTTCTATTTAATTTCCAATCTACATGTATTTTAGTTTCAACTAAATCATTGTCATTTAAAGTATTGTAATATAATCGTCCAAATTGTCTTGGAAAGAAATAGCCAGGATTATTGTTTACCATGTTATAGCTAGTACTCAATTTACAATATGCTCTTTGTTGATTATCAATAAAATCAATAATATTATAATTATATTGTTTTTGATATTTTTCTTGATTTAAATAGAAGTTGTATATTATCTTTCTAATTGGTAGTTTTTGTAAATATTCATATTCATCTACTTTAGTAGAGTTAAGCAATATAGTTACTATTGGATGTTTTAGTCCATGAAATTCATATAATATTTTAACAATAAGTTCATCTGGAAGTCCACCAACACATCTTAACAAATTCCAATACAATGTTACTACCATTTAACAAAAAAAATATAATATTTTAAAAATCAATTTTATAATTTTGTCTATTTATTTTAATACAATTAAACTAACATTTTTGAATTTTTCTTTATATTTTGTTTTTTTTTAATTTCCAATCAATATTTAGTTTAGTTTCAACATCATATTCATCTGTTTTTGTGGTGTAATACAATCTTCCAAATTGTCTTGGAAAGAAATATCCTGGTTCTGTGTAATGAAAATATGATGTACATTCTCGGAAATAAAAGGATTGTTTGTTATTCATATAATTAATAATATCAAGACCAAACAAATTGCTATATTTTTCTTTATTCAAATAAAATTTATGTATGGATTTACTAAATGGTAGTTTTTGCAGTTCTTCATATGCCTTTACTTTAGTTGAGTTGAGCAACATATTGACAATCGGATGTCTAAATCCATGAAATTCATACAATATTTTCACAATTATTTCATCTGGAAGACCACCAATAACCTTCAGCAAATTCCAATACAATGATAATGTAGTCATCGTAACTTTTCCAAATACGAATTAATCGTAAACAATTATTAATTAATATAAATAAATAAATCAATTTTATACTATAGAATAAATTGAAATAACATAATAATGCCACTGAGTAAATATTATATTTGGTATTAGATATCTTATTCATACATAAATTCATTTTATATATAATTAAGGTTCTAATTATGACTATTTAGAACCAAAAATATGTTAATTTCCAGCTGATTAGACATATACTTTAAATTTCTAGATTAAATAATAAATTATTATCTTTAATAATTTTAACTCACGTTCTGATTTATTTGAATAATAAACAAATTGTAACGTTGATAATATATCGCGTTCATATATTTAAGTTCTATTTTAAATGATTTTTAGATATTTGTCTTTACACAGTTAGTGTATTAATATTTGTTTAATTTAATTATTTGATATTTTTTTTCTATATATATATTATAAAAATGGTTAATAGAAAATATTCAAGATCGAATCGTAAAAATAAAAATGTTAGACTGAACAAGAAAAGAAGAACACGCCTTAGGGGGGGCAGTGAGGAACAAATGAATAAAATTCCAGACTGCAACGAACCGGAGAAGGCTTGGGGCAACCCCTACACCCCAAGAACCCACAATTTTGGGATTTGGAATCAACAGCACGAGAAGGACATCAACAAATGTAAGAAAGAAAAAAAAAGCTCTGCTGCTGCTGCTGCTGCTGCTGCTGCTGCTGCTGCCGCCGCTCAAGGAGACCTTAGTGCTGAAGCTGCACAAGCAGCCGCGATGAACGCAACCTCGGAGGGCGAATGTGTAGCCCTGTCCAAACGAACACCCAAAAAGGGATACTTCGACAGGAATTATGACGATAGGTGGTATAAATTCATCTGGGATAATAATAGCAATAACTGCAACCGCAAATATGAAATACCAGTGATAAAGGATACTCGTGACCCCACTTGCACACACGAGTTTTGCGAGTGTAAAAAAATTCCAAAACCAGATTGCACTGGCAAAGACCAACAGCTTGTGGGTAATTATATATACAATGTGAGTGGCTGTGAAAAGGAAGGTGGGTTTGGGCCGTGCATCGCAAAGTCAAAAAAGGGTGGTTCTTATCGAAGTCGTCGACGTGGATTTAAAAGAAACAAAAAATCTAAAAGATCGCAAAGATGGTAAAAAGTAATTCTATATCAATTCACTAAATTAATAAACTAAATCTATTTCATCTACACTCGTTCCAATTCTTTACCATTTAGATTAAGTTTGATAATTTTAGACTTAATATGTTTCAAATTTAACTATATATAATTTGCCGATTGATATAATGGACCTATACAACGTATTAAGGAATTATATTGGCATTTTTTTTTATTTTTGTCTTCAGATAAACATTTTGTATATTTATCACTAAAACAATTATCCGATATTTTAAACATTCCAAAATAATTAGTAGTATAATTATTTTTATAATTTCCATCAATATAATTGCGATAATTCATATAAAAATTATGTGCATTTGGTAATCCAAAATACTCATTATAATTTAAACTTAGTAAAAAACTAATTAATAAAATAAATAACAAAATAGAATATATCATCTAATATATAAAAATATAAATAATTGATGTAATAAAACATCAAAAAAAAGTTCTGTACTGGATTCGAACCAGTGACCTTTTGCGTGTAAAGCAAACGTGATAACCAACTACACTAACAGAACAAATGCGATTATAACAGGATTCGAACCTGCGCGGGCAGAGCCCAATGGATTAGCAGTCCATCGCCTTAACCACTCGGCCAT